CTCCGTTTCACGGTTGACCTCTTCGTACCTGTGAGCGGCGTGCATCTGGAGGATGCCAGCCATGGCAGCAAGCTCATGAGGTCCTGTATCGTAGCAGCTGACCACATCGAAGATGTCAGTCTCATCTACCAGGGCCACCAGACCGATGCTCTTGACGTGGAGGCCGTCAATCTCTTTCATAAAGGCTTCAATCGCCTCATAATAGTCCTTGTACTCCATACTCAGTCCTCCGTATGGGTGAAGACGGTCTTCCCGGCGGTCATCCAGACAGGAGGCTGAGTACCGCCGGAGAGGACACCCAGCCAAATTTTGCCGAAGAACAGGACCAACAGACGCTGCCAGAGAGACAATTTCCAGCAGGAGACACATTGATTACTGTCTGTATACACCCACAGACTGCCGCACTCTTCGTCCGTCATGTTCTGAGGCTTAGTCAAATTCCTGTTGGCCTCCGGGAACTTGACTGCCATAAGAGGCTCTGCCGGTTTACGCACGGGCCACACCTCCCTTGAAGAAGAAAGCCGCTGTAATGGCCTTGTCGATATGGTCCATGATTTCCTTCGGCAGAGTGCTGATGTACTCCCACTCATTCACCCGGACATCCATAGGCCGGACCTGCTCACACAGAGCCATACTGCCGTGGATACCCTGCCAAATCAGAGGAATGTGAGAGGGAATGTCCAGACGCTGGATGTGGCCGGTGAGAGGGACCATCAGCAGGACCGGGCTGTTTTCGATAGCCACATCATTGCTGACCACGATCCACGGCCTTGTTCCGCTCTGCACATGGCTGTTCTGGTTGATGAGACCAGGGATCATATAGACATCCCCACGCTTGATTTTATGGTTCATAACTGCCTCCTTACTTGATGGTGATATTGGAAACGTTGGCAAGCCGGATACCGGAGAAAAGTCTCATACCATGAATAATTTTCTGTTTGGCATGGGCCTCCATTTCCTCATAGAACTTTTGAGCGTTCTTAGGATTGACACCATTGGTACGGCACCAGGACTTATAAGCGGAATACAGCTCCGTCCGGCCTGTTTTGGCGTCCACATCCATGACACACATTTCATCTACGAAAAGGGCGACACGATCATTGCGCTTCTCATAGCCCTTGACTGCATCCCGGACAGAGGCAGGTTCACACAGGCCCATCCGCTTATAATCGTTATAGCCCTCCAGCAACCACTTGAAGATGGCGGTCCGGGCTGTAGGCTCCAGGAACTTTTCCTTGAGCTTGACATCCCGCTCACCCTCTCCGAAATGGCGATTGAACTCAATGACCTTTACACGGTCAGAAGAGAAAAGGGACTTGTCATTGACCGTTGGGAGGGTGTTGCAGGAAAGCCACATCTTGAACTGAGGAATGAAGTCAAAGGCTTCGCCATAGAGCTGCCGGGTGGAGATAGGGTCTCCGCCGGTGTAGTTCTTGATGATTGCTTCATCCAGTCGGCCAGAGTCATCAGACTCGCTCATGGTCAGAAATCTTGCACCTTTCAGAGCGCAGACCATGGGATTGGCCTGAGAGTAGGAGCGGCCACCACGGCCCTGACAAATAAAGTCCACGCCAATGGTCTTTGCATAGTCTCCCAGGATCGTGTGGATGGTGTTCAGTAGTGTACCTTTGCCGTTACGGGTGGTTTTGCCGTAGGCAATGAACATACACTCTTCGTTGGCACGGCCCACCAGGGAGTAGCCCAAAGCTCTCTGAAGGTATCCTGCCACCTCTTTGTCTCCACAGGTGATCTCATCAATGAACGTGTTCCAGCGGTCAAAATCCAGTACGATAGTATCTACCGGGAACATACACGCTGTTTTCATTGTGAGATAGTCCTCTGGCCGATGCTCATGGAACTCACCCTTCTTGAGGTCATAAGTGCCATTAAGGCAGTTGATATAGTACGGATTTGCGTCAAAACGGGAAATGCTCACCATGGCCTCGCTCTGAGCATCCTTGAGGATACGGTCTCTGGTACGCCGGTCTCCCAGCTTGGCTACGAACTTCCGGTACTCCTTATCAGATCCGTCATCCTCCGGTATCTCATTGCAGTAGAGCTGCATGAGGCGGGTGAATTCTTTGAGCCGTTCACCAGCAATTAGAGAGCCGGTGTCTTTGACCCAGACTGTACCATCATAGCTGTACCATTGTTTAGCCTCCGGGCAGTAGACCGTATTAGGTGCATAGCACTTGGCGAAAAGGTCGGCCATACCGATCTCATCCCAGCGATAATCCGGGTTGCGGTGAGGCTTCTCACTCATGATGGTGGAAAAGACACGGGATTGGTCAGGGTCTAACAGGTACTGTCCGTTTCTCAGCTGAAAAAGATTGGATTTTTCCAGTTCGGTTTCCATGATTACCTCCGATTTCTGCGGCGGCTGGCTTTCTTCATCTTGGTTGCCGCCTTTTTCTTGGCCACTTTATCCTTCGGCTCCCGCTCCCTGGAAGAGGGCCTGATCTTGCTGGAACGGGTATAGTTCAAACTATCGCTGATGTCACGCAGTAAGCCCACGTCAGTATAGGGACCATCGATCCACATACTTACCTCCTATACCTTGTAACGCTGTTGACTATGCTTTGGACCTCTCGCTCCGGTAAAGGAGGATTACAAGCCCGTTGGTTGGCATAGATCAATTCTCTGTAGATGTCTGCCTTACTGTACCCGATATTATGGAGCTGTCCCGCAAGGGAAGTCAGGGAAATGTTCCGGGAACCATCCATGATTGGTGGGTATTCAGGCCGCAGGAAAATCTTGCCGTCATGCGGAGCAGGGAAGACGGGGGAGTAAATGCGGTATACAGAGCGGTCCACTACAGGTCCGACAGGAACCTCCGGGAAGTAGGTCTTGACTATATAATCAATAGCCTCCTGGTTATCTATGATGGTTGGATACACCAGCACATCTCCGGTCATGATAAAATAGCGTCCGCTCTGGTAAATCTCCACGCCGTTGCGGTTGTTCCTTCCCTGGAAGGGCAGCTTGCCACGAACCAGAACATGAATACCACGGCCACTCCGGCTCTTTTCCGTATAGGAACCGCAATGTTTCATGACATCCACGCTCAGAGCAGAGAGGAAACCATCCGGCTCAAAGCCTTTGTCGATGTCGATACCCACAATGCCATTATCATTGAAGACAAACCCAAGGTGGTCGTAATATCCATGCTGGACCATCTTCTCTGCCGTCTGATAGTCAGACCAGGTTGCCGGATTAGAAGATGAGGCCGCTGCTCTTTTCTTGGCTTGCATGGGTACTTTGGAACCGTTCCAGACACAGACCCATTGATCCAGGGTCAACAGCTCCGGCGGGAGATTTTTATACCGCATGGGACTCACTCCTTCCCAGAGACCTTCTTGCTGGTCCGCTTAGGCTGAGGGGCCTCCGGGAAGAACCACAGTCCATTCACACAAAGGGGATAACCCTTGTGTTCCGTAGTGATTTCCGATTTATGGGAGGCAATAAACTTTTCTGCTGCCTCCAGAGGCATGGACCCTTTCACCATATCCCTACCAGCACGGTAGAGATAGCTGACCATGCCGTTGTCTGATACCAGCTTCATATCTCACAATCCTTTCTCCTTATTCCATTGGGCCACATCCACCCCAATGCGCTTGAGCTGTTCAGCGCAGAGCCACGCTTCATCAGACTCATCCATCTCATAGTGCTGGGCTAACTGTCGGTGCATTTCCTCAAAGGCGTCATAAAAACGCCGGAGACGCTTGTAGCCAAACCCAAACTGCACATGGAGCTGCCACAGAATGGTGGCGTCAATGTCGTTGGTGTACTGTCTGTCGATTTCAACCAACTGCCGTTTGATCTCAATGTCCATGGCTTTCTTCTCTGCCGCTGTCAGTTCAGCGCCATAGATATTGCGTCCGGCTTTCTTGACTCTCATGCGTTTGCCTGGATGTCATCAAAGATGATAGGAATACGGGCCTTGAAATCCTCCAGCAGCGGAATAGCCACCTCTCTCATCTGAGGGTGTGCGGCTTTAGCGGTCCGCAGCTTTAGGAAATGACGCCACTCTCTCAGATTGGCAGTCATGACCAGCTCCGTCTTGAGACTGTTTGGCAGAACAGCTCTTGCCTCCTGGGGAGTACAGCCGAAGTCAAGAAGGTCAAAATAGGCCGTCTCTGCCGCCTGACAGGCTCTTTTCCACATGAGCCAAGCGGGGGTGTTCTCATCCAGGAAGAAGGGCTTGATGACGGTGATCTCGTTATCAAACTTATCCTGAGAATAGTTGCAGTACCTGGTGGACTCCTGGCAATAGGAGGCCATGCGGTGACGGACGATCTCATGGGATACCCCACGGTCACAGACGAACTTGACGGTAACATCGAAATGCTCCAGGACCGCCTCATGACCACGGCGAACGATACCGGCAACAAACTTCTCAGAGCTGTCCTCATTGATCTTGTCCTCAGACTTATAGCAGATACGGCCACAGCTCTCAATGTGCTTGAGGATGGCCTGACCGTCTACAGGAGTGAGGAACTGGTGATAGGGTTCGATGATTTTCATAGACAGAACTCCTTTCAGATACCGGCCACATGGCTGGCCAACATATCGGCGGTATGTGTCCACAACACGTTTGGATATTTATTCACAGCCCGTGTATAGTCCTGCCACTCTTCCTTTGAGACGAACGCTCCCATGTGATACCGGATGCACAGCACCTCTTCCTCAGTCAGCTCATAGAATTGCGAAAGTAGCATGACAGATTTCTCTCCGTGACCTTTCAGCAGAGTATGGGGATTGTACTCCCATGCCATGGTATCGTAGATAGGCGTACCGTCTTCCAGCATCCCGGTAGCAGGGTGACGGTACTGGTCGATCTTGCAAAGGTCGTGGAACATACCGATGATGTACGGAGAACGGGGATTATCCCAGGACAGAGCATTGTCTTTTGTCAGCTGTTTCAGGAAATTCATAACAGCGTAGGAGTGCTGATAGAGACCGCCCTCATAGTTTCCGTGGTACTTGGTGGATGCCGGAGCTGTGAAAAACCCATTGCTTACCAGCCAATCGATCAAGTTCACAGATACCAGAGGTGTTCCGTTCGGGAGCTTCATCTGCTCCAGAAAATCAGTCATCTCAGACTTGGAGAAACAATCAGCCATTTTCGTACTCCTTTCGGTGGATACTCTTCTCAGCCTCAAATCCGTCAGGATAACGGGCCTTGAGCTTGGCCACATTGGCGGAGAAGATGTCATCAAGGTTCTTACCGATAGCAGCTGCGGTGATGGCCAGATACCAGGCCACGTCACCCAGCTCTTCGGCAATATGCTCTTTGTCCAGCTCATGCCCCTGGAAGGTAGCCTTTTTGATGATGTCTGCCACTTCGCCGGACTCACCACACAGCCCCAGAGCGCCGTTGATAATCATGCCGTGGTGGTCATAGTTCATGCCGCTGGCCGTGCGAAGGGCAGCTCCCTGGTACTCATTTCCGGTCATAATCGGCCACCTCCATCTCCAGCACAGTCATGATTGCGTAATTGGCAAGGTCAATCAGCGTGTCACGGATAGACTCGTCATTGACCTTCTGCTCTCCGCCACGGGAGAGGGTCTTGAAGCGGCTGAACTTATCGCCCAGCCTGATCCGGGCCATAGCCATGCCCTCTTCCACAAAAGTCTGATGGAAACTGTCCCCATAGTCATGGTTCTTGCGCTCATAGAGCTTGTTGATCTCTTCACAGATGTATCGGTGAAGCTCAACCTTGTTGATCTGCTTCTTCTGTTCGTCAAACATTCTCTTAACCTCTTTTCTGATTGATGTCACACAGAAAGCGTAAGGGAGGCCGCTGGACGGCCCCAGGGCCTCCCAAAGCATTTACCCCAGCAACTTACTCAGGTCAACCTTGCCGCCCTTCTTAGGGGCCTCAGAGGCCGCAGGAGAAGGTTTCTTTGCGGCAACGGTCTTCTCAAAACCGTCAGCGGGTTCCTTGTCACCCAAACGGGCAAACTTGACATAGGTTCCCGGCTTCTTATTGGACTCCACTTCCTCATGCTCAACAATGGTCTTGAAGTAGTGACCGATGATGTCCTTGTGGTCGATCTCCGTCAGAGAAGAGTCATTCAGCGCACAACGGGCCAAGTAGGAAAAAGCGGAGATAGCGCCGTCATTGGAAGAACCGTCCTGTTTCAGGAAGGAGAAACGTTCGGTGTGCTTGGTCCCGTTGACGTTCTCCATGATGACTTCCATCTTACCGAACTCTTCCTTGTACTTGACATCTACGATTTTGAGTACCTGGGGACCCTCCGGCAGCAGAGAAAAGCCGCCCTCAGAAAGTGCAATTTTTGCCATGATTATTTACCTCCTATTTTTATCAGACCTGGCCAACGTAGTCGGCAACAGGGAAGATGAGACCCAAAAGCTGGATGTTGTTGCTGGAGTAATACCGCTTGATAACCAGAGCAACAGGCGCATACTCTTCCTCAGAGTCATCGTAGCGAACGATCATCTCCACGGTATCACCCTTCTCAATGAGGGTATAGTCATCGTTGGTGATAGGGAGCTTGACGCCGTTCTCATCAGCATAGACCCGGATGCAATCCTTGATGACGGAGTTGCCGTCAGGCATAACGGCCTTGGCCAGATAGCAGGGGTCACTCATGTCCGCCATGTTGACGATTTTGGAAATGCCCTCCGGCATATCCGTAATGGAGCTGGCCAGAACACCGCTCATGTTGGAAGGGATGGCCATGATGACGCTGGGAGAGGCCAGGAAGGTGGAGCCGCCATATTCCTGGATCACACCGTCACCACCAAGGGACTTCAAAAACTTCGTGAACTTCATTTACTTTTCCTCCTTTTCTTTCACCCGCAGGGTGTAGGTCGTTTTGGGGATGGCGTACTTTTCATATAGACCATCCTTTTTCAGGGCCGCTTCGTCCAGCTTCATGCCGTCAGAGCGGGAGAGAACGAAAGAATATCTGTTGCCGCCAAGGTCTACGGATTTGTCTCCATCCCGGAACTGCTCCTGAGCGTATTTCTTGAGCATATCCGTTACGGTCTTGTACCGCTTTTCGGCCTCAGCCGTTTCAGCAGCGTGGGTGTCCAGCTTCTTTTTCAAGTCCTCTGCCTCCAGCAACAGAGCCGCAACATCCGTCTCAGGAGAGAGGTTGTTGGTCCGCAGAGCCTTGAGGATTTCAGCATCCTTTTTCTCATCGAACTCCGGGGAAATACCGGACTCTACATGGTCCTTCCACCACTTGAGAGCCGGTTTGATGTACTTCTTCTCAAAGTCAGGATACCGCTCAGAAAGCTTAAAGGGCCGGGTAATGGTGTTGTTGCTGTTGCAGACGAACTTATCAGGATCGTCATAGTCGTTGGGGGACAGGAAAGAGGCTACCATGATGACCTTATCAACACCCAGCAGATAGGCATAGAGGGCTGCCTGGAGAGCGTAGTATTCAGGAATGTCATCCTGCCAGTCTTCCACACGCTGAGAAGTTTTCATCTCCAGCACCGTGGTAGGACGATTTTCCTTGTCCACCAGCAGATAATCCCACATTCCGCCAAACACAGGTTCCTTAGAGAAGAAATCGCCATAGGTCTTCTTGAAATACCCCTCACCATAGACATCCGTGGGAGTGATGAGGTTACTCATAAAGTAGGCCGTCCGCATATACTCAGCCTGTTTAGGCTCAATAGCCTTACCAGCTCTGGTATACTTGGTTTCCTCAAACGGAGT